TAGATACTGTACCAAATAATAATGTTGATAAACGTAGAGCTGCAATAGCATAATCATTTGGTACGAGTGTAATTTGCTCTTCTATATCTTTTCGAATCTGTTTAGATGCAAGCATTAACAAAGCTGATTTAATGTTGCTTCTTGTTACACCAGTAAATAGCGGATTCACCGAAGCTATTTCTCGGGTTAATTGTTTAGCTGCGAGTAAAAGCAATACAGATTTAATAGCTTCTTTGCCTACTGGTATGACTCTTGGTTCTGTCGGAGTCGGCTCTATTATTGTTTCCGGTTTGTCATGCTGGTCATGCTGATCATGCTGGTCACGCTGTTCTGACTGTCTTGCTACTACATCTGTAGTAGCTATTTGTCTTTGTTGTTGTTGTGCCGGTATTGTGCCAAATAATAGTGTTGATAAACGTAGAGCTGCAATAGCATAGTCATTCGGTATGAGTGGAAGTATTGATTCTATATTTGGAGGAATTTGCTTAGCTGCAAGTAAAAATAAAGCAGCTTTAATGATATCTATTTTGTTAATTGAAATAGCTACCGTTGGCAACGGCCTTTGAAAAGTGCCTTGAGTGCCTTGAGTAGTATTTTGCTGCCATGAAGATATATCTGCACTTGCTAATTCATCATCATAGTCGCAGTCTTTAATTTCTTTTTTAATATTATCTATATCTAAAAATGCTTTAATTATTGCTATATATTTCTGTATAGTTTTTGAGTCTTCCTCATATTTTAGAGCGCATTTTCGACTTATTTCTTCAAATTGATTTGCGTGACTTTCATCATTTAATCCATTTAATTCTTTTAATATTGTTTTGCTAATACTATTTAATAATTTCTCTATAAAAATATTAATGTATGCTAATTTATATATATCATTTATGTAATTAATTGCAACTCGGTCAGCACCTTCATGTATTGGTTGTATTGCCTGTATTGGTTGTATTGATTGTATTGATTGTATTATTTCTACGGCATCTCTCAATATATTAATATATTTAGTATTATATATATTTTTTTTCTGATTAATATATTTATTTATAGTAAACAAATCATTTACAAGGGTAGTCTTTTCGTCACCATCTAAGAGTTGAATACTTTCTAATATTGATTTATTTTCATTTAATTTATTAATCAAAATATTTTTAATAATTTCTAATTCAGATAATTTTGTAGGTATTCCATCAATAAGTTCTTGTTTGGTGGCGCCACCTACCCGCCTTCGCTTTATTTTATTTTTTTTAAGGTTCATTCTAATGACCCCTCTCACTTAATCAACATATAGAAACTATTTTATCGTTAATTGATTTAACGAATACTTAATATTTCAAAGCAATTAATGAGGAAAAGACCCATATAAAAAATGTATATGTAGATATAATATTATATATTCTTTGTCCGGTAGCAAAATCTGTAATTTGCAGACTATCTGTATTGACTTTTAACATCCATATAATAGGAATTAATCCTAATTGCATAAAAATATGCAGTATTATTCTACTCCATCCATTATTTTTAGAGTCCAGATAATAAAGTGATAATCTGAAGAATAAATTATTTTCCGTATTTACAAGTATTACTATTATTATAAATATTGAAATATAACATGTAAAATACAATAGGAACGCTTTTTCAAAATTTGTTATCATATTTGAATTAATTCCCCAGTTTAAAAGAAATAAAACGACTCCTCGGATTATATAAGTTAACGCTATAAAAACTGCTCTATCAGTTGAAGTAATTTTATGAATATCTAAACCAAATATGGGGTCATCTTCATAATCTTTAAATATTTTATCAATACTTTTAGCATCTGGATTCCCTTTATTTAATTCGGCATTGTTAATTTCCTTCTCAAGATTCGAATAAAATGTTATCGCCTGTGCTCCGGCAACTTGTAATAAATTATAACGCCCACCACCGGCGCCCCCACCTGCAACACTTCCTTCTACAGGATCTTTTTTAAGTAAAATATTTACTTCGGTGTATTTACTGTATTCTATATTATTTACAAATCGAATTGCAATTAATTTAGGATTCTTATCTAAATATCTAGTAAATATTGCCTTAGCTTCTCTTTCTGGAATTTCAGTTGGTCGTGGTAGCGGCGTATCTGTAAAATAAGTTAAATCACTTGTATAGTCGATTTCTCCCAACAAAACAGTATAAGATATATCATCTTTTCGTATATCTGCTCTCTTAATTAATTGACTAAATGACAGGTGTTTATATTCAATATTATTTGATTGAACTAATAAATAGTTAGTTGTAGCACTTGTTGTATGACTTGCTTTTATTTCAGTTTCGCGAACAAGTCCTGATGCTACTCCTGGCGGTCCTGGTTCTTCTCCCGGTACTACTACTTCTCCTGTTCCTACTGGTACTACTGGTCCTCCTGATGGTCCTCCTGATGGTCCTCCTGATGGTCCTCCTGGTACTACTACATCTATATGAGTGGAGGATAGATCTGCAGGACTGCCGCTAGGACCGCTGCCAGGACCGCTGCCAGGACCGCTGCTAGGTCCGCCGCTAGGTCCGCCGCTAGGACCGCTGCTAGGACCGCTGCTAGGACCCTTGGAATCTTTTGCTGTATCTGTTTTATCTCCGTCTGTTTCAATATAAAAACTTGAAGTTAATGGATTCGACCGCAATAATATATTTAATCTTTTAATACGTTCTTCGCGCTCAGCATCATTGTTTTCATGTTTTAACGCAAATTTAAATGTTTTCATAATTTCACTAATTGAATTATTTAATCTGTCTAATGTATATTTTGAATTTCCGATTATATTGAATATTGTTTCAATTAATAATGGATTCGCATCATTCAGAGCGCTCATAAATTGCATATAAAATCCATATTCACCAGGATGTAAATTATAGGCATCATCGTCTGATGCAATGGATATACCCGTATTTTTCGGTTTACCAAAATTCATAAGATTCGCATACTTAAATTTATTTCCTATACTTGTCATATTCTGTCATATTGAGATATTATATTAATAGTAAAGAATTCGAATATGCTCCAAAAATACAAGATATTATTAATAAAAACACAATTGAGAAGACCGATATAATTATAGTTTGTGTTTCATTGTGTTTATAATTTTCATTAAATATTAAATAGAATAATATTCCAAGAAATATACCAAGTACAATATAAATCATCCTATTATATTTCGTAACAGTATCTCGAATACCATTAAAACTTCTTAATGTCTGCATTGCATTTCTAATAGATGTTAAATCCGCCGCCTTAAAATCTGATATATTTGCTAACTGCGCTAATTCATTCCCATTATTATGCATAATATATTGATAAAGAATACTTTTTCTGGCAGTAATTGCATTTTGCGGTGTATCGGTTACACTTGGTTCTAAATCTACTATTGAATTGTATAGTATTGTCTGTAATTCCGGCGATTGCACAGAAGATAGATAATTACCAGTACTACTATCAAAGAAATACCCGGAAATTGTATTATTTAATGGATTACATAATGGTATATATTGATTATTAATGATATCATATAATGCATTGTAATAATACTTTATTAAAGTTGATACCGCACATATAACTATCATTGCAAATAACAATATCCATAGGAACGTGTTATTTTGTTTAGGATTTCGATTACAATAATTTATATATAAAATCACTCCCATAAGTATTGCAAATGGGAGTGATTTTAACAAGAAATAGGTAGTTATGTTTGTTGCAACTATTTTAGCAGCGATTCCTGGAACACCATTTTGTTTTTTCAATATTTTATTAATTTCAGTAGATGAAGCAGATAAGAAATAAAGACCATATCCGAATATAAATAGAAACAAGCCAATATATACCATTTTATTTGGAATCATTTTAAAACTGGGTTCTTCTGAAACAAATAATCGAACGTAAACAAGAATATAACAAATATATGCAATAAATATTAATGCCAATCCGAGATATATAAGATTTAAAAATGCATTGTATTTAACCAGAGATTTTATAGAACTATCACTAGAATCAACAAGTGAATTTGAAGGAACATATATTAAACTCGATACTAATTCATTCCCGGTTTCTCTTTGATAATATTTTACCCCACCGCATGCTTTTACTAAACGATTCCCTATATTGAATTGTATATCAATTTTCAAAGCAATGTATAATAATAATGCTATTGGAATTATTATAAATAATACTATGGATATTATAGTTACTAGAAATGTTGTTTTATAATATCTTTGGAGAAATCCTATAGTACTGCCTGTCATGGCTGTTGCATCTGTCGCCGCTTCAAGAATTTGCTTGTTTTTTTCAAAAAGACCTTGAATTAAAGGACTCAATAATGCTATGAAAAATATAAAGAATAGTGTTATTGAAATACCATATCCTGGTCTATCATTGCTAAAAGATGTATAATTTATGTTTGAAGGTGCTGCACTCATTATAATAAAAGTAGACAAAAATAACTTAAAATCTCCATATAATTGATAATATAAATAACACAGTGAAAAAACACATTAAAAATACAATAATTATATTTTGCAGAGACATGAGTTGATTAAATAATATTGAACGAAATACAATATATAATAAGAGAGCTAATACAATGAGTCCCATAAATTTCATATTTAATACACCCGTTTCAAAATTAGAATTATATGGTGTATAATTTCTGCCTGTATAATGAGTATCAATACGAGTATCGTATAAGATATTTACATTATTATAATCTGATAGAGTTTTAATGTTTTGTATAGTTTGATCTATACTTTCGATATTATATATTAACGGCAAATCATTAGTATAATCCATGAAACTGGCATAATAAGCAGGACCTGCACCGCCCTCCGCCTTCACACCATTGATCATTAAATAACCAAAACTTGTATTATAATCTGTAATAACTGCATCTACGGTATTACTAAAATTTGTATCATTGGTTTCTTGCAGATTTCCCATCTTTGATACAATGACTCTTTGAATTATAATACATACATATGCAAGAGAACCAGGTAAATTCCCATTCCCAGTTCCTGTACCAGTACCATTTGCATTTTGTAATAATTTTATACCATTTCCTGCTCCTACATATGTATCAGGAATAGGTTCAAATATACTATATATTCCTAATCCGCCGTTGGCCCCCGACCCTACTGCGCCTGCTGTCGCTGCTGCGCTCGCGTTGCCTTTGGTGGAGAGTGTATATGCTATATATATTTGTAATAGATATGACTGGTCGTTGTAGAAATCTATATAATTTATTATATATTGCATATTATTTGTATTAATAGCATTATTGAAATTGGTAATAGCATCATTAAAACTACTTAATTTTTCAATTCGCGTTATTCTATTTAGCAGAATTTTTTCATATTTCAACAATGGAGTGGAATCATTGAAAAGAGAAGCTATGTCACTCGTTATTGGTATTGGTCCAGTAAAAATATAACTCTTTAATTCCCCTTCTATTTGACTTATAGTTGTACCGTAAATATCTAAATTATTTATTATATTAATATAATTATAAGTCATAACAAATATAAAAATATTTAGTAGACCAATAAATATTGGAATAAGTATCTGAATCGGAATAGTATCGGGATGATAATCAGATGTAATTTTGAGAAATATTTTAGAGAAAATAATTGCAAATAAAATAACCAGATAGACAACAAGTATAATTGATGTATAATAAAATGCCCCTTTTTTTATTGATAAACTATCTTTATTATTAAACATTATAGATCTCATTGTATATTTCTCTAAAGTTAATTGGTTATCACATTCATGTTGCATATACGTTGCATATTTTATATAGTAATCTAGTTTTTGCACATAGTTTATAAATAGAAAAATATTTATAGTAGATAATAATATAAATCCTCCAATAACTATTTTGTCAAATTTAAAATTAAAATTTTCGGGTATTCCTGGTATTTCGGGTATTCCCATCTACTAATTAAAATACATACTATAAAATTTACTGCCCTTCTTTAGCACTACGGAACATTGCTTGTAGTTTTTCAATAAGTTTATCAAAATATGCTTTTATTACAATGAAAACTGGTTTCACTCTATCTGATATTTTATCCCATGAGATTGTAAGTATTATTAAAAGTGCGAATAATGTAAATCCGAAGTATGTATATATATACGTAGATATTGCTTTTCTACTTCTTGGTAAATTATTTATATTTGATAATTTCTTATTTAATGATTGCATGAGATTATTTAAATTACTTTCGAATAATTGTTCTCTCCCTTCATCATAAACGAGACCTTGAGGTGTTTTCTTTAAAAATGCCTGAGGATCATTGGTATTGGTTGTATCTACAGGACTTGCCGTACCTATAATATCATCTTTCATCATTGGATATATATTAGCTACGTAAAAAGACTCTTTGTAATAAAAGAATTGTGTCGGATCTACAGCAAATGTATTGGTAATTACATCTATATTAAAAAGTGCCATAACATCATTATATATTTCACTATTTTCTGGTATCAGATATTTAAAATAGCTATAAAGAGAATATGTAAATATCATTTTCTTTGCTTCATTGTCATTTAAACATACTGCATCCACATTTGTACAATCATTCTCATTATCTTTATTTAATGTCTTTCGAATTGTGCGAATTATCTGTTTAATATCGTCATTTTCAATTGCATCGAGGAAATCTTCATTTGTCGTTAGATTTTCATAAATGAATTTTTTACAAGACCTTAATTCATTTCGTACGGTTTTAACGGTATTTTGACTCTTTTTCATGAAATATTTTTTATACATTGAACTTAGAACAATTAAACAGACACCACTTGCTATAATAATACCCATGTAAATATTGTCAATATTTAAAGTAATATCCTGTTCTTTATCATCTTTCTTTTTAAATGCTTTGTATACTTTCGAAGAAAAGAATACACTGAATTGAACAGCTAATAGTAATACTCCGAGTGATACGACACCTAATAATGTTTTAATAATACTTTGTTGTACATAGATATCATAAGGCTCATCATTGGGGTCTTTCCCAATATAATTAAGTGATTCATAGTCTATTGCATCTTTTGTAAATACATTGGGATCATCTCTGCTAAAGATAGCTGTATTTTTAATTGAATCATATATTGACTTTCCTGTATCATATAAACTTATTAGAAACAGAGAGAAAATGCCAAATATACAGGCATATGCGAGAATTGCGTAAATCATATTAAAATCGAGACTATTCTGCATCTTTCCTAATTCTGTCAAATTTGAAGATGCGGGCGCGGCGGCTGCAGAGGAGGATTTCTGGACTTCGGGGATAGGAGCGGTGGCAGCGGTGGCAACAGTGGCGGGAGCGGATGATACTTGTCCTGCATTATTTCCAACTAATGTTCTTGCTATATTAGCGGCTATTTGTGCTGCCATTTAATATCTCTTACTCTAGAATGACAATAGAAAAATCAATTAAACAGGTGCGCCATGTAATTTTGAAACTAACTGGAATAATTTAGGTATATATTTCATAGAAGCATTTCTGAATTTCTTATTTTTAAATAAAAACAGTGTAGGTAATAATGATACAACTATTATAATTATAAGAATTCGTAAAAATTTACTGAATCCCGCTTCTGGGTCAAATTTAAATACCATATTATTCAAATTATTTATTATAGTCTCAAGAGGTTGCTCTGCTTGTTTAAAAATATCATTTGTTATTTGAATTTGGTTTGACGGGGTCTGGTTTGACGGGGTCTGGTTTTGAGTATTTGTCGGAGTATTATTATTATTGTTAGCATCAAATGCTTCTGCAAAAGAAAATAATAGAGAATTTGAAAATTGACTTTGTACTTGCGCAGCTACTTCTGTTATTTGTGCCGCCGCATTCGCATCTAATTGTGTACTTGAAGGAGTTGCGAATCCAGAGTTTGTATTTAATGTTCCTTGTGAAATTCCCGATTTATAGATATCTATTATTCTACTGGAATAATTTGTTATGTATGTAGGCTGTCTATATAAATAGTCTGACATGACGAATAAATCTGGAGTTAAATTTGCAGGGTTAAATAAAGTAAATGCTTGGAATATATTCGGATTTTTAAAACCTATTTTCTGGATATGTATAAATAAATTCAAAGTTAATAATACACTTGCTATTTTAGTAGGATCATTCTTGTCTGCGTCATTTACATTATTTAATGCAGCTTGTATAGCTTTAATCATAGAAAATGAATTTGTGGGGACATTTTGCAAGATACTTAAGAAATTTGGATCTGTATACATATTCAATAATACATAGCTATTAAATTGCGCTGTTTTATTTTGAATATCTCTTATATTTTTACGAACACTTGAAAATCCTACAAAGTTAGTAATTATTGATAAGACCGATTGTATTAAAACTACTGCTATAGGAATATATATAATAGGTTGTCTATCATTTGGTTTAAATCCCATTAAAATAATAACAATGACTGCGCATATAAAGGCCAATACAGGTAGAATTAGAAATAATATAAATTTATATTTTATGCTTTTCTTAAAAAGCGAACGAGGGTCAAATGAGATACTATGTGATATATTATAATCAAGGGATTCTTTATTAATCTGATTTTTTATTAATAAACTTTTTTGATAATCATTGTTAAGCGTTATTGAATATACAATTGAAATAATACCGGTAGTAATAGCTATTAATATTCCGAGAATTGTAAAAACACGAGTTGGTAAATCAATTTCTTTAAATTCATTATGTAATTCTGTTAATGCATGCAAGAAATGTACAAGTTCTACTTCTATCGCTTTTTCTATTTCCGTTTCTTCTATTTCCGTTTCTTCTATTTTGGTAACTGGAACTGTTGCTGCATTTTCTACAGGTTTCGTGGGTGGCAAAGATGGCGGCAACGGAGCAGCAGAACCACTGCTACCAAATAATGCATCTTGTGGACCTTGTGGACCCGCCGCTTTATTATTCATTGATGTTGCCTCTTACTCTAGAATGACAATAGAAAAATCAATAATAAATTAGACAAATGCTTTAATTATCCACAGGAGTAAAACTATAGTGACCGGATATCCAATACGCACTAAGAATTCTTGGGTATCTGTTAAGAATGACTTGCTTATGTATGCTGTTAAATAATGATTGGCAACTTTATCCATTGATATCCCTAACAAGATTACCAGCGATAATATAATGAGTTTTACAACTTCCCATTTTTTACGACCCAATTTATCAATGAAACCTTCTCTGTACATAGCAGTAACCGGTTTTCCACCTTGTTGCGCGTACATTGCATTCGGATTAGAATAACTTACATCAGGTGGAGTTTGATGAGAAGACGTAGATTTAGGTAATGGTAGGTCCATTGCTGGTGTGGGAGGAGGCGGTGGTGGTGCCATTTGTTGCACCGGTGTAGATTGTTCATAAATTGACCCATAAGCCATATCTAGACTTGTACCTTCAAACATTATTATTAGAGTGTTTCCTATTAGCACGTTATATTTTTTTGATTTTATAAAGCAGAGAAGAAGCAAAATATGGCTGCTGATAAAATTATTAAATTACAATTACATAAAATAGACAAAATTGCTGAACAAAAGCAAAATGAAATAGATAAAGAACAATATAGAAAATATTCACCGATTTTTGATATTGTTTATAAAATACTGAAAACCCAACCGGTTTTACTATATGGTGGAATGGCTATTAATGAGATGTTACCGAAGAAATTGAAAATTTATAAAGAGAATGTACTTCCAGATATAGACGTATTTTGTATACATCCCGAAAAGATAGCTAAACGTATCGTCGGTTTTTTACAGAAAAATGGGCATCCTATATCCAGTTATGGTGATGCGCTCCATGAAGGTACATATAAAATATATGTAGATGGTCTCCAGGTTATTGATATTACAAGTGTATCACCCGCTACATTTAAGAGTTTATCTCATAAATCTATGCGAACAAGTACAGGCATTAAAATTGTAAATCCGCAATTTATACGTATGTCACTTCATATGATGTTATCACAACCGAATGATGCACATAGATGGCATAAAGTTTTTGAAAGATTAATATTATTCTATAAAATAAATCCTCCGCATAAATGTACTTTTAAACAACCGACATCAACCATCAAAAACTTGAATACAAGAACTACGAATACAAATACGAATACAAGAACTACGAATAGAGTTATATCTGACGAAATATATGAATATATAAAACAAACAGATTTTATAGTATTTGGGTATAATGAAATTAAAACATTCTTTGGTTCAGACAATAACAATATACCGAATATTAAACAACCATTAATACAACTTCTAGTAAAAGAAGATGTATTCGAGATAGCTACAGATATTGTGGAGAAATTGGGACATCCGAAATTGAATTTAAGTAAAGTTTTCGAAGCTGATGATTTTATTTCTAGACATATTTTTATCTATAATGGCACTGAAAAGATAGCTACATTATATACAGCATCGGCATGTGTTTCATTCATAGACCATGATGGTTTGCGAATAGCATCTATACATACAATAATACGTATGTATATGTTAATGTTATTTTCTTCATATACACATTTCAAAAAAGATCAGGACAATATCGAATGTCTGGTTAATTTATTGGCAATTTTACAATATAAAAATATAGGGAGTAAAAATAAATTATTTAGGGAATTTATAATGGAATGCTATGGAATACATAAAGGACTCATTACTTTAAAAAGAGAAAGATTAATAAGATACGCTAAATAAGATACACGCTAAATAAGATACACGCTAAATAAATATGCAAGTATTCTTTTAGAACGATAGCTCTATGATTGCTATTCCAAATAATAATATTTTATTAATAGTTTCGCTTCTATTGTTTATAGGCATTATCGCTCTTATCTTATATGAATGCAAATGCAATGTCGGTGGAGCAGGTGGCGTGGGCGTGGGCGGGAGCGGGACTGCTGGAGTAGCAGAGAAATTCGCAGTTGCAGAAATTACATCTATTAATGGACCGAGTGTGGGACCGAATGTGGGACCGAGTGGCGCACCGGATACTTCTTATAATTCTGGAGTATCCACTGGTCCGAATGATCCACAACCAAATACTAATATTGCCGCGCGAAAACCAACAAAAGTCATTGCCGGTGATTCAAAAGATAAGGCTGATTCTTCTCCAAATGATTTCGAGAAATTAAGTAAAATGGGACTTACTGATAATGAAGCTGAAATATTCCATGGTCTTCGTACCAAAAATTTAACAGATGAAAGTATAAATAACCTCATAGATTCCGGTGTAATTACTGAAAAACTTATTGAGAAATTCTTAGCATATGTCGATTCAATGCCGACGAGTCAAGAAAAAATGACAGTGGCTGACTTCATTAAAGAAGATGACCACGATGTTCCCTTAAAAGAGAAATTTACTAATTATACCGGATTCGCTTATTTATAATTGCGCATCTATGGATATTCCCGAATTATATTTCAAAATAATTTTCAAAATTATTAAAGCACAAAATGAACATTTATTGCACGAAATAAGTGTCCATGAAAATATTAGTTTAATAGAACTTAAAAATAAATATTTACCAAAAATGAGAGATTTCAAAGAATTTATAACCACTCAAACTCATCTGGTAACTTCACCATTGTTGCCTTCAGTGCCTTCGGTGCCTTCACCTTCGGTGCCTTCGGTGCCTTCGCCATCGGTGCCATCTTCTTCTTGATATCCATATTCACTCTCACCCCAACGGCCACCTTGGCCGCCACGGCTGCCGTAAGATAAAGATTGATATTTTATTTCATTATCTATTCTTTGTATATTTTCTGGATTGTATCTATTTTCCATTTCTTTGTAATTTTCGAGGTTATCTCTATCATAATCAAATTCTTGATCATCTGATTCTTCTTCTTGTTCTTGTTGACGATACATATAATTTACGAAATTGCCTTGATAATTCGGATTTAATATAGAGTTTTGGAATCGTTCTTTTTGTACTGGTTCATAATAATATATTGCAAATGTTATATTATGATTAACGCCTTTAAAATCATATATGTTACCCGCTGATGTCTCGAAACGTAAAGATAATCTGCTTAACTTACCGATAGGATGAAATTCTCTATTTAATGTATCATTATAATCAATAATTTCACTATTATATCCTACTGTATCTAATTTAAATTTCGCTAGACCCATAAAATACTTAGAATATGCCAGATATCGAAAACTATTTTGTTCTATTTCAGGACATCTCAATGTTATATATTTCTCGCCAAGTAAATTATAAACTCCAGGAGCTACGAGAACATTATAGTCTTCTTGTGTTGTAACAATAATCGATGCTTGGAAATATATACCATTTACAGTATCATCCAATGATGTCCAAGTAGTTCCATTGTCTCCTGAAATTAACATAGGATTTGCACCAGGATATGTATTCGTTAAATTATTCGCATTTTGATTCTGTATAACATCATTATAATATATTTGCATAGTCGGATCACTGCTTTCAAATAAAATCCAATAAATGCCTTCAGTTAAAAATGTATTCGATGTATTCAAAGATAAAGTTGATTGAGAATATCCGCCATCAATATACGTTGTCTCGATAATGTTACTTATTCCTATAAAATTATTGGGTATGTTACTCGTCGCATTATTATTCCATAATTGCCATGATACAATGTTTGTGTTTGATATAATACCTGTAGTATTCGCCAGTGCAACTTGAATATTTGTTAAATATCCGCTTGTTGTCACAAGGAATGCCTGTGCCAATTTATTAGGAATAGCAATAGTTTCTTTTCGCACAACACCTACAGGTCCTGTAAATATATCGTTTGTGTAATAACTAACATTGGAATTTCCTGGAGGTATATTCACACTTCCGTATCCTTTGTAATTATTCGGATAGTTTATAGCAGTGTATCTTTGATTATAAATAGGTTTTAATGATTCAGCGGGGTCTATATAGAGATCAAAACCCAAAGTTTCAGCTATGGTAGATAATGACATATCAATAATAAATGGATATGGACAGTGAAACTTAATTTTATTTTTAATTTCCGGAGGATTCGAAAGAGATACCGCGGTTATCGGTATTGTACCTTGTAAAGTATTATTTATAGCTACAATCAGCGTTTCTATAGTATAGTCACCTGGTTCTACATTTACATTAGAGTAATTCGAACTAGAAAGACTATCGAGTGGTGTTATAGAAGGATTGTATACACAATATACAAATGTATTATTATATATATCAATATTATACATAGTTCTTGGTATAGAACTATCGACAACCGTCAATCCAACGACATTTTGAAAAGGCATTGTAAAATTGACGACATATTCGGAAGGAGTCGGATTTACAGAACGGTCTCTATCAGAACTATTAACTAGAAACAGATATCTCTGTTTTGTACTGTTATTTTTTAAGTAATCAATATCTTCTATTGGCATTTTTGATTTCTGTTTTCCTTTAATGTAAATAAATATAGTATTTAAGTAAGGTAGATTAGATGGAATCTAAAAACGCACTAATAATAATAATTCTAATATTAGTTATTTCATTAACAGTTTTTGTATTAAATAGATGTAATGTTACTGCATTTACAAGTACAGGCACAGGCACTAGTACAAGTACAACAGAGAAATTCGACGATGATAATACATTAACGAGCACTGTTTATGCAGATCGTGCTATAAGTAGTGTTCCTAATCAAACTCGCCCATGTAATATATATTATGTACCAGAGGAGTATCATATCAATGGTCAAACACTTGATATGACTATACCGTGTGATATGGCTTATTTCAATAAATTTAAGAAACCAAGTGATTTAATCACAAATGATTTGAATAAAATTAATGCAAAAAACCCAGGATCATTAACAGAAGATGAAAGAAATATACAGAAATACGGTTATGGCGTTCTCGCTCTTAAACAAGATAAAACTTCTCAATTAAATGTTACCGGAAAGGGGTATTGTAAATTAGATGCATTGGGTCTGAATAATTGGGTGGAATTATCCAAAGATGAATATGGTAATATATATCCTAAAAAGAATTTAACGAATCCATTAATATCTGCAATGGGGCCGCCCCAATCTGCTGCCTTTTGTTATAAAAATATAAGTGGCGGCAATCCAAACGGAAATAATGACCAACTCGCTTTAAATATGGTAAATGGTGTAGCTGATTGTTTAGATACTAATCAAACACCGAATTGTGCTATAAAAGGTATGTCACGTTCATTACAGAATCCGAGTCCATTAAATGATAACAATTCATATGCAGAAATAGCATTTAAGACCCTAAAATTATCAAATAATCCGATGAATTCAGGTGGGGCGCGTGGTGGCCGTGGTGGCGGCCGTGGTGGTCGTGGTGGCAATGTGAATGAAGGATTTGATAATTATAATTCAACGGCAACTGATATACAATATAATAATCCAGCGACAGACCCAGGTGCAGCATCTGTGTTATTGCCATGTCATTTAGGGATACCTCTTCCTCAAGGAATTCCATCGTATTATTTACGCTTCAGAGTTAATGCTTCAAAAGCAATAACTTCTTTCAGACTTATGAGATATAATCAAAATGGCATGATAATACCATATCCAGACAACGCACCTGATATTACAACAAAAGTTGATACAAATAGTGATGAAGCAAAACAAGTAAATAAAGAGTTATTCACGACTCAATTTTTTGGAAATAATTTATATTTGATTCCTGATACTTTTAATGTTGAAATTTATAAATTCTCATATGAAGCATGTGATGTAGCAAAAGATATTGGACAAATTAGTTATGACCCTACATATGGACATAAAACTGGAATAACATTCTCTTTGAGAGATAATATTGAAAAATCTGATGGCAGTCCTGCGATACCTGCACAAGTATTATATACTTTTGATAGCAGTATTGACAGTGCTTATTTAGGTAATCTAGAACAACTTATTGCAAATCAAGATAAATTAAACAATGATATTAGAAACTCACAGCCGGTTGTAGATGCAATGCCAACTCCTTCGGCTCTCGGATTACCCACTGGCTCTAAAATAGTAGATATTGATTCGAGCAAATTATTTGCTGGAATTCAATATAAATTATATACCATTCCAGCAAATAGTGATTTTGGCGATTCAAGTACAAATCCAGCGGTCATTGCTTCGAGCAAAAAAATAATTGATACATTATTTAAAACCACCGCTCGATTTAAACGTAGTGGAACACTTACTACATTAAATTTATATGATAATGGTATAGCATCTGGTAATAATATTGGCATAGTATTTAGAGGTTATATTCAACTTCCTGAATCTGGTAATTATAATTTCTTGATAAATTCCGATGATGCCGGTGATTTCCAGATTACGAATATAATACGTAAATACGGCAATACATATTATGATATCCCGATAGATCCATCAAGTACATTAGCAGCATCATATTATGGTCATCATTATATGAGTATGCAAGGGAAAAATGGCGGATTTCTTACACCTTTTAATCAAGGTGATATACTTAGATATAGTGCACGTCTTTTACATGGTACAAATCCTGATGTTGGCATACAATTATTTTGGTTAACACCTAGTAAGCAAGGGAATACATGTGGCAGGGCACCTGTCAATCCTCTTGGTTCAACTTTACCATCACTTCCTGATATATATTCCTGCTATGTAGAAATCCCAGACAGTGCGTTTTTCTATAATATAGGTGATTATGAGAAAGACAATGCTGAGGTGATCAGACAAGCACATTTAAATGATCAAGCAAACCTTTTAAGTAAAGCAATAAATGGTATTCAAAGTGCATATGATACAAAGGTAGCTGAAAGTATTAACAATATTTTAAATGCAAAATTAAGTTTCGGAGGTCTTCCTGATATAAATGATGCGAAATCTGATAATCATGATATATATGTTTACATCGGTGACTTTGAACAGGGTGGAAGTATTAATATGATTGCAGGCGATACATCATCGAGTGTAGATAGAGATACACCTATTAGAATTCAACCGGACCCAATGGATATATCAAATAGTAATAATATTAAATTAAATTCACCAGTTGGTAGTTTAAATGCACCAGATGGAGGAATATTGCCTGTAAGTTATACTCTTTTATTTGGTTTAAATATAGAGGCACTTTGCAGTGATTGGCGTAATATTTTATTCCACGGAGTAGAAGACGATGGAATAACGAATATAGGAACTGATAGAACACCTGGTATATGGATTTATCCTGCCAGTTCAAAATTACATATTAGACATCATAGTATATCAAACCCAAATGATGGTATAGATACAACAAATTACTCGTTTCCTTTAGGTAATTATGCACATATTGCAATTGTGGTGAGTGTTTCAAATATGATTATATATATAAATGGAAAGGAAAATCAAAGATATACGCTAACAAGTGGAAATAATTTTGTATGGAATCAATCGGTAGGTAAGAATCTTTATTTGCATTGGAAAGGAGCAAATAATAATAGTTGGACGTGTGTAAATGGAGGTATAACAATAAAGAATATGGTATGGTATAATAAAGAACTCAGTCCTGAAGAAGTGAAAAATGAATTTGTAGGTACTGGTATATCATCTACATTACCGCAACCTGCAAGTAATATGGGTATAGGTGCAAATACGATTGAAATTGGTCCACTTGATTCTCCTCCTTGGTCTAATAATGGAAATAAAGGGTGGTTATGTCCTTATGATAGTACTGCAAAATGGATATGGAATGTATCTCAAAGCGATGCACCAAAGATTCCCAATAAAAATGTAACATTTACCAATTATTATTATAGTGATAATCCAGTGACTGCGACACTTTATATTGCTGCAGATGATGTAGCTGTTGTTTCTGTTAATAATATACAAGTTGGCCAAGTCATGGCAGGATGGCCAAATAGTGGTGCTGCGCCTACAAAAATTCCTGTATCTTTTGACCAAGGTTCTAATGACATTTCGATTGTGGCAGTAAATAGAGGCGGACCAGGTGGAATTGTATTTACAATTATTAGGAATTATGATAAAGCATTATTAATCAATAGTAATAATAAATGGGACGCGACTTCATCACAGGCTGATTTGGATGCTTATAATAATGCAATAGCTGCTGCCCTCGCCGCACAAGCTGCTGCTGCAAAAGCTGCTAAAGATGCTGCTGATGCTGCGGCTGCGAAAGCTGCCCAAGATGCAGCTGCGGCGGCGGCAGCTGCTGCTGCTCAAGAAAGAGCAAGACAGGCACAAGCAGATGCAGACAGACTTGCGCGTGAAAAACAGGCTCATGATGCACAACTTGCCGCTGCTGCTGCCGTTCCACCATTTAATCCGAGAAGTGCAACAATTAAATCAACATTAAACCAGAGTAAATGCTTAGATATATATGGTGCAAGTCAAGCAAATGGTGCTCGTGCTATTTTATGGGATTGTCATGGTCAAGGAAATCAACAATGGACATATGACCTAACAAATAAATCGTTAAAAGTTGGGCACAGTGGTAAATGCTTAGATGTAGATGGAAATGGAAAATATCTTCAACAATGGGATTGTCACTATGGTGGAAATCAACAATGGAATTGGGATGACGCTAAAAAACAACTTGTATCCGCGCAATATCCAGATTTGTCATTAATGCCATCAGGGGGAAGTACCCAAAATGCAACATTAATATATGCTCAAAATAAATATATAGACCCCGATCCTAAGAAGTGGAATCAATAAATAAAAATAATACTAAAATAATAATAAAAATACTAAAAAAATACTTAAAAAATAATAAAAATACTAAAAAAAAACAAAAAA